GCCTTAGCGTTCTTGAGGGGCCCTCGGGTCTGGGTCGGAGTCGCTAGCTTTGCACGAGGTGCTGGGCCGGAGGACTCTGAGGAGATGCGGGTGCGCGGCTCAAGGGGCTTCTCATTGTTTTGGACTTTTGGCTTGCCTACCGGAATGATCTTGACGTTTCCTTGTGGTGAAGCTTGGACAGACCTCGGCTGGACTGGTCGACCTGCAGATCGCTGCTGGATTTGGAGTTCTCTAAGAACTTCCAGCTCGGCTTTGATCTTGGCCAACTCATGGTCCTCTTTCTTCTCTTCGCCACCATCGAGGCCTTTGAGCAGCTTTGGTGCTGCCCATTGGGCGATGGATTTGGCGGCTTCCAAGAAGAAGGAGCCGAGACCGTTCTCGTTCACGGGAACAGCGACAGGAAGCTGCCTCAACGCCTTCGCATAGAGTGCTAGGGCTTCAGGATCAAATGAGGCAGATGGGGTGGCAAGGGCACTCAAGGTGCGGTCGCTAGTGGGAGGGAACTCCTCGATGACAAGATGCCATACGATGTCCAACTTCGTTTGAGGAGAGAGATCCGCGAAATAGAGCCCACAATTGTTGTAAGGAACAGTTGAATTGCCGAATCCAGTGATAAGCTGATTTGGACTGGCGCCAGAGATTGCAGGGAAAAAGTTGTTCGCATGAGCCTCGTCAACTATCCAAGGAGCAGGAAATATGGATCCATACTCGGGATTGCCGATAACAGGGTTCGTGGGACCATCCATTGCAAATACAATGTAGCCGCCATCTTCAGCCGACCAATTGGTGGAGTCGGGAATATTTTGGGCGTTCGAGAGACTCTCGGGAAGTGGTGTTCGCGAAATAGCGGTCACAGGGGAGACAGTTGTGCCTGCTGAATCAACGATTCCAGCGGTGAATTTGTCTCCAGGGACAGTCGGCTGCCGGAAGCAGACGACTTTGCCAGATCGGTTGAGGGGTTCGGTCTCGTTGTGGACCTCTAGTCCGGCTGAAATTAGTCGCCATGGTCTGTCTGTCGGGGTCCCCGCGAAGAGATTACCAGTTACAGTGGTAAGATCGAGTGGTGTACCAGTGAGGGCTGAACGTACCTGTATGCCTCCAATATCATGGTCCACTGTCGACTGACCAGCGCCCGAAAAACGATTTGACGTTCGGGTGGTCAGTCGAACTTTGTCCGATTCAAGTGACCCATTAAAGGCGACTAGGCAATCCCAAGGTGTGGGAAATGCAGCGCCAGTGATGGTAGTGGTCAACTTGAAGGGAACAACGTTGGACTTAGAGGAGATCATGTCGGGGTAGCCGCCACATTCAGTGGTCTCGTCGGGGAAAGGGTTGATTGCAAGTTTCAACCATTTCTTTCCCTCCGCGGTGACATGGGACTTTTGACAAACTGAGTCGATAATTCGATCAGCAGATGAGATAGCAAGAGCAGGAAGGTCTATGTTAGACATGAGAGATAAGATGAGTTTTCGGAACTGGGGACTACCCTCCAGTCCCAGGCGGTTGGTTGATTATGGCTCAACTCCAAGCCATTGCCCAACAGGGCTCGCTACGAACTCGTCGATGTGGCAGCAGTGGTGGACTCCTTCACGTCCGGAGGCTTGGTAACCTTGGCTGGCGTTATAGTCACTCGAGTGGCCTTTTTGGAGGGCTTCTCTCGCGATTTCTCAGCAACGGCTATTGGGTGGGCCTCTGGGACGAAAGCAACAGTAAAAATCAGTTGCTTGTTCTCCTCCTTTGGGTATGAACTTGAGCCGACGGGATACCACTTATTGGCCATCATGTATCCTACTAAGTCTTTGCGAGCCATGAAGTGCAAATCTACCTTTGGCTCCCGATGGAGCTCAGTGATCGCAACCAACTGATCTTTCGAACAGTCATGCTCGCGGACAATAATAATTGTGGACGCGTGAGTGTAGCCTTTAAGATATACTCCCATTTCTCGGCGCCAATCTTTCAAATGGTGCAAAGTCATGAAGAACGACAGGATGTCATATGGGGCTGCTATCGATTCGCTGGTGAACTTGACATTAGAACAGTCGTTCTTGTGACACACACGTTGGGTGAATGGGTCAAAAGCCGTTACTGTAATTGACGGGAATGCCTTGGCAAGACCATTAATCACGACGCCATCACCGCTGCCTACATCCAACCAAGTTTTGCATGCCCCTACTTGAAGTTTCGAGGTGCATCTCTGGAAGTGAGTCAGCCGGTCAGCTGGTCTTGTGTCAATGGACATTGCTTTTAGAGAAGCCTTGGTGAGGCACTTCTCCGGGTCAATCTCATCCGCGCGTTCATCATTGATGATAAGGTTCGTGGGGAGTTCCTTTGGGACAAAGGGGCTAACTTCCAAGTGGAAACAAGGAGGGAGATGAAGAAGGTCTTCAATCTTTGTACAGGCGGCAAGGGACTCTTTTAACTTCGTTAAGTTCAAGTGGTCTGGGACCAGACTGTTGTCCATCACAATGTTATTTGGGTACTGCTCTGTGATCTTGTAGGCACGTGCATTCCAGGACAGGGCTGCAGACTCCTTATTCCATGCACCCTCAGCATGCGACTTCCAGGCCATCATCTCATCATGGGCTAGCTCTGACACTTTCTGAACGAAGTGGCCAACAAATGGCGTATTTCGGTCAGAGATGTAGTAAGCAAAAGCCTTAGCCAGGAGCTTATCCTTGGCGGAGATTTGGGTCATGTCTGATGTTGTTACACCAAACGCAGAAGTGCTGCGAGAGATCTGGCAGTAAGAAGAAGCATCTCCAAACCAAACGGTCGCTGGATAGTTCCTTGACAAGAAGCTAAACGTCTCCTGAGCACTTCTTTTCGCAACTGATGTCTTGAAAAGGTGCCCAAGTTTCGTCGCCGAAGCAATTACACACTCAAACTTAGGGTGGTCAAAGGTTAAAGCATCATCTCCTCCGAAGAATCCGTCAGCGGCGAAAGCTTCATTGGAGGACTGGCCAGCATCCAAACGCGAATCAAAGTCTATGTATTTCCCCGCAGCAGAATTGCAAAAAGAGGTAAATGGGTCTCCGGACCTCTGAGCGTCCTCACTCATATAGACCACACCGTTTCTAGTCCTCACCCATGAATGCACCAGCTTATCAAGCATCTCTCGAAG